GTCTTGATTTATGAAAACAAGAATAATCACGATCTTCTGGTAATACCAGTAGAGATTAATGATTATTATGTCAGGTGGGTAAACCAGGCGTTTGAATGGATGAAAACGGTACGTAGGGCATGGGAGAGTAAAACTCTGCCAGAAAAAAACTACCGATCTAATTCTAAAATTTGCAAGACATGTCCAATACAAAAGGCATGCGCAGAGGCTGGCAAGGGACTAATAAAAATTAATTCCTTGGAGCTTCTAGATGAAAAGCAAGCATTGTAGTTGGTGTGACTCTGTCTTTGAAACAGAGATTTCTTATCAGATATATTGTTCTCCACAGTGCAGAGAAGTTGCAACTAAAGAGAAGATGGCACAGAAATATGCCCAAAACAGAAGAGCAAAGAGAATAGGAAAAGAAAGACTTTGCAAAAGCTGTAGTGCTCCATTGTCAGTTTACAATGACGATCCATTATGTGTTAAATGTCTTGTTAATCCGTTAGATGTTAAAAAAGCCATAAAAGAAATAAAGGGCCTTTCTGATGGTAAATTTGACTAAGTTCTCTACTATTCCAAATAAAATTATTACAATCGATGCTAGCACAACGAGCATAGCCTATGCAGTCTTTGAAGGCAAGAAGCTTATCCTTAACGGCAAGGTCGAGTTTTTAGGAAAGAATGTTTATGAAAAGATATCTAGCGCAATAGGCTCCGTTGTAGATGTCATAAAAGACATTGCTCCAGAGGCTCTAGTTATAGAAAGAGCAATTTTTATAAATAGCCCAAAGACAATGTCCGAGCTTTCTATGGTTCAGGGTGCAATTCTAGCTGGAGCATCATTGGCAGGAATTAGGATGTTTAAAGGAACAAACCCAATAGCTTGGCAAACATATATTGGTAATGGAAAAGTCACAAAAGACGCAAAGCTTTTGATGAGAAAAGAAAATCCAGATCGGTCAGAGTCTTGGTATAAGCAACACGAGCGTGAGGCAAGAAAGCAAAAGACTATAAACTTTGTTAATATTAATTATGATTTAGAAATTATCGATAATGACATTGCAGATGCAATTGGAATTGGCCATTACGCATTGCGAAACTGGGACAAGCTGGGGGATTGACAGAAAAGATTATGGCTGCTAAACTATATACCAACGAGGCATGGCTAAAGAAACGCTACTGGCTCGATAAAAAAAGCCCAGAAGAAATTGCAAAAGAATGCGGGACAAGCGTAGAAACAGTCTACGTTTATCTTGCTAAATTTGGATTAAGGAAATCCCGCAGATGAATACTGTAAATGATATTAACAGAATATGTGATGAGATTAAGCGCATGCTAATGGAAAAAAACCTAGCATACGGAGACTCAGCCTTAAACCCAGTTAGAATTTTTTCTAAATCAAGTGGCATGGAACAGCTGCTGGTCAGGATTGACGATAAGCTATCCAGGTTTGCAAGGGGTACCGAATACCCAGGAGACAACGACATTGATGACTTGATCGGATATCTAATTCTTCTTAAAATTTCTAAAGAAAGAGGGGCCAATGAGAAAGCGTAACCCTACAGCAGAGCAGGCCACAAGGTTTGAGAAAAATTCAGAGATCATGCTTGATGGATTTTTAATCACTAAAGGAGACCTAGTAAAGGTTAAAGGCGAGCATGGATCTAAGTTTAAGTTCCAAAGCCTTACAACTAATCTTGATACTGGTGCTCAGTGGATAGACTGCTTTGAGGTCCAGCGTGGACAAGTTGGGGCATACAGGAGCTTCAAGTCTGATAGTATTAAGCGTATACCACAAAGAGGAAAGAGAGCTAAACGTGTCATTTGAAGACTTAACCGTAGAGCACCTTGACGAAGTAAACAAGGTAGTCGAGAAATACTTGGCTGGAAATGAGCCAACCCAAATCTCTAAAGAATTAGATATGCCAAGACAAAAGGTTGTTGCATATATAAATGAGTGGAGAGTTATGGCTGCAGACAATGCGGCTATTCGAGGACGTGCCAGAGAGGCTCTGGCAGGTGCAGACGCTCACTACAACAAGTTAATTCAAAAAGCCTATGAGGTTATGGATGATGCTACCACTACTGCAAATCTTGGTGCAAAGAATGCCTCAATTAAATTGGTTATGGATATTGAAAAAACTAGAATTGAAATGCTACAAAAGGCTGGTCTTCTAGAAAATAAAGAACTGGCAGAAGAAATGCTAGAGATTGAAAACAAGCAAGAGATTTTAGTCGGGATACTTAAGGACATTGCGTCCGAGCATCCAGAAATTAGAGACAAGATCATGAGAAGACTTTCAGATGTATCTAGAAAGCAAGAAATTATAACGGTGGTTCATACAGATGTTTGATGAGTTCTTAGAAGTTCTCAAAGCAGATAACTTTGAAGAGAAGCCAGTAGACGCTAAGACATTTGTTGAGGGGGATGACTTTCTTCAGCAGCCTCCACTTTCTCAAGTCCAGTACGACATCGTTGAAGCTATGAGCCAAATCTATAGGGTAGAAGATCTGATCGACCTTATGGGAGAAGAAGAAGGCCGCCGCTATTACAAGAAGTATACAAAAAACGAAGTAATCTTGCAGCTTGGTAAGGGGTCTGGAAAGGACTTTACATCTACGGTTGCTTGTGCATATATTGTTTATAAACTCTTATGTCTAAAAGATCCCTCTAGGTATTTTGGAAAGCCAAGTGGAGATGCCATAGATATTATTAACGTTGCTATTAACGCTCAACAGGCGAAGAATGTTTTCTTTAAAGGATTTAAAAGCAAGATAGAGAAGTCGCCATGGTTTGCTGGAAAGTTTTATGCAAAGGCAGACAGCGTTGAATTTGACAAAGCCATTACAGTTTACTCTGGACATTCGGAGCGAGAGTCTCACGAAGGCCTTAACCTTATCCTAGCAGTACTCGACGAGATTTCGGGGTTTGCTCAAGAGATTGGTACTGGTAATGACCAGGGTAAGACAGCGGATAATATATACAAAGCTTTCCGTGCATCTGTAGATTCACGATTCCCAGACCTTGGAAAAGTAGCGCTACTATCATTTCCAAGATATCCAGGAGACTTTATATCTAAAAGATATGATGATGTTATTATGGAAAAGGAAGTTGTTTCTAAGACTCACAAGTTTATTATGAACGAAGACCTCCCAGAAGATTCTCCAGGAAACTCTATGGAGATTTCTTGGGACGAAGACAACATAGTTTCTTACAAGTATCCAGGAATGTTTGCACTAAAAAAGCCAACTTGGGAAGTTAATCCCACCAGGAAAATTGATGACTTTAAGCTTGCATTCTATACAGACCTTGCAGATGCTATGCAACGTTTTGCTTGTGTCCCAACCTTCGCCTCTGATGCATTCTTTAAGCAGCAAGAAAAGGTTCGTGCCTGCATGACAATAAGAAACCCAATAGACTCTGCAAAAAGATTTGACGAAACCTTTAAGCCAGATCCAAATAAAAAGTATTTCGTTCATGCCGACCTTGCACAAAAACATGACAAATGTGCGGTAGCAATTGCTCACGTAGAAAAATGGGTATCTGTTCAAGTAATGAAAGACTACGAGCAGGTAGTGCCAATGGTAATAGTAGACGCTGTTGTTTATTGGGAACCAAAGATAGAAGGCCCAGTGAACCTGTCTGAAGTTAAACAGTGGATCCAGAATTTGCGTAGACAGGGGTTTGATATTGGAATGGTATCATTTGACCGCTGGCAGTCTTTTGATATCCAGAATGAACTTAAGTCTGTTGGTATGAGAACAGAAACTGTTTCGGTAGCTAAAAAGCATTACGAAGACATGGCAATGCTAATGTATGAAGAAAGACTTGCAATGCCAGCTATTGAGCTTTTGTTCGAAGAGCTTACCGAGCTAAAGATTATGAAAAACAATAGAGTTGACCATCCAAGAAAGTCTTCTAAAGACCTTGCAGACGCCGTTTGTGGGGCTATCTTTGGTGCCCTGTCCCATACTCCAAAAGACCAAAACCTTGAAGTAGAGATTCATACTTTTAGTGATAGGTCAAAATCAGATCTTGACAAAGACAGGCCAGATGTGATAAAATATAAGCCTATGCCAAACGATGTTAAAGAGTATTTGGATAGATTCAATTTATTATAATAAGGAGAACAAACATGACTTCATTAAAGAAGCCACTAATTGCTATTGCTTCAGCAGTAGCTCTAGTTGCAACTGCTATTCTGGCAGTTCCAGCTAACGCAACAGTAAATGCAGCAGTAACCGTAGGTGCAACAGACGTAGCAACTACATCTAAGGTATCAACAACTCCAGCAACACCAACAGTTCCATCAGACAACAAGGTCGACCTTGCTGACACTGTTAAGTTTGTTGTTACAGTGCCAACTGGTACAGTTGTTCGTGCAACAGCAACCGATGCAAAGCTAGTAACAGCTTTGGATGCAGTGGGTGCTGAGGTTTCAGCTTCGGCAGGAACTTCTAGTGTTGAGATTAACACTGGTTCAGGAACTACCGCTACATTCTATGCGTTTACAACTAAGACTACTACTGGTTCAGTAGTTGTTACAGCTGGTGGATCATCTTCCACCTATTACCTAAAGGGTCTTGCTGGCTCTGCATACAACCTGTCAGTTTCAGTTCCAACTGTTGCTGGCCTCGGTTCTGATGTGGACTTTACAGCAACCGCTACTGACGTTTTTGGTAACGCAGTTGAAAATGCAACAATTACAACAACACTTCTTCGTGGAACTGTTAAGACAGCACTAACCTGGAACTCAACTGACAAGCTATACAAGGGTGTAATTACTACTCCTGCTACAGCTGGTACAGTTGCAGGTATTGCAAACATCTCTGCTACAGATGTGACTGGTTTGGCAAAGGCAGTAAAGGAAGTTTCTTTCTCTGTTGCAGCTGCAGACCTAGCTACTCAGGTAGCTATCTTGAGCGCAGACAATGCGAAGCTAAAGGCTGACTATAACAAGCTAGCTAAGAAGTACAACAAGCTAGTAAAGAAGAACAAGAGAGTTAAGCTAATCAAGTAATTGAAACAAGATAGACTTGGGGAAGGGCTATTTTGCCCTTCCCTTTGTTTATCCCCAAGCAAAAAAAGAGAGGTATAATTAATGTCCATAAACATTGTGTATTTCTCAAACTACTCTGAGAATACAAAAAGATTTGTAAATAAGGTAGATGATGGAAGCTTTAATATTGCTAGGATTCCTATTAGCTCTGGGATTGGGAATGCTCCTTTTATTTCCAGTGCTCCTTATATACTCTTTGTACCAACTTACGGTGGAGGATCCGAACGTAGTGCGATTCCCAGACAAGTCAGACAATTTTTAAATGTACCCCAAAATAGAGACCTCCTCAGAGGAGTAGTTGGATTTGGGAATACAAACTTTGGAGAACATTTTTGCAAAGCTGCAGAACTAATCTCTAAAAAAACTGGAGTACCAATTGTTGCCAGGATAGAAATATTCGGCACACCCGAAGATGTAGACAAATTAAAACAAAGGATGAGGATTCTATATGACAACGAATAGCGAACATGGATACCATGAGCTAAATGCAACACTTAACCTGTATGATGCAGATGGAAAGATTCAGTTTGAGAAAGATAAAGAAGCTGCAAAGGCGTATTTCTTAAATCACGTAAACCTAAATACAGTATTCTTTCACTCTATTGAGGAAAAGCTTCACTACCTAGTAGAGAACGAATACTATGACGAAGCTGTTTTAAAACAATACTCTGATGAATTTATTAAAGATTTATTTAAGCATGCCTATTCATATAAGTTTAGATTTCCAACATTTGTCGGTGCTTATAAGTTCTACACTTCCTACGCACTAAAGACTTTTGATGGCGAACGCTACCTAGAGCGCTTTGAGGATCGTGTAGTTATGAATGCCTTGATGCTTGCACGTGGTGATGAGCAGATTGCTAAGGATACAGTCGATGAGATAATTTCTGGTCGTTTCCAGCCAGCAACACCAACCTTCCTGAATGCAGGAAAGAAGCAGCGTGGAGAATTTGTATCTTGCTTTTTGCTACGTGTTGAAGATAACATGGAGTCTATTGCCCGTGCAGTTACTTCGTCCCTGCAGCTATCAAAGCGTGGTGGCGGTGTAGGCCTTAACCTTACAAACGTTCGTGAGCATGGTGCTCCAATTAAAAAGATACAGAACCAGTCCTCTGGAGTTATTCCAGTAATGAAAATGCTTGAGGACGCTTTCTCTTACGCCAACCAGCTAGGTGCTCGTCAGGGTGCAGGTGCTGTTTACCTAAACGCTCACCACCCAGACATCATGAAGTTCTTGGATACCAAGAAAGAGAATGCTGACGAGAAGACTCGTATCAAGACACTGAGTTTGGGGGTAGTTATTCCAGACATTACTATTGAACTAGCTAAGACTAATGAAGACATGTATCTATTCTCACCATATGATGTAGAGAGAGTATATGGAAAGCCAATGAGCGACATCTCAGTCACCGAGAAGTACAACGAGATGGTTGATGACCCACGTATCCGTAAGTCGAAGATCAAGGCACGTGAGCTGTTTGAAAAGATTGCAGAGCTGCAGTTTGAATCAGGTTATCCTTACATTGTTTATGAAGACACTGTAAACAAAGAGAACCCAATCGAAGGCCGCATCAACATGTCTAACCTTTGCTCTGAGATCCTTCAGGTCAACACACCTACAACATACAATAACGATATGTCATACAAAGACATTGGAAAAGACATTTCATGCAACCTAGGCTCTCTAAACATTGCTAAGGCCATGGAGTCTCCAGACTTTGCCAAGACTATTGAGGTTGCTATTCGTTCCCTTACGTCCGTATCTGAGCAGTCTTATATTGACTCTGTAATGTCAGTAGCTGAGGGAAACAAGAAGTCTCGTGCGATTGGTCTGGGTCAGATGAACCTGCACGGCTACTTTGGTAAAGAAGAAATGTTTTATGGAGACGAGGAGTCAATTGACTTTACTAACATCTATTTCTTGACAGTATTGTACTACGCTCTAAAAGCATCTAACAAGATCGCTATTGAGACCAAATCCCCATTTGATGGATTTAAGAGGTCTAAGTATGCAGACGGCTCTTTCTTTGATAAGTATACTCAGCAGAAATGGGAGCCAACTACTGAGAAGGTCACACAGATCTTCAAGGATGCAAAGATTCGCATCCCCAAGAAGAAGGATTGGGAAGAGCTAAAGGCTTCTGTTATGGAGCACGGCATCTACAACCAGAACCTACAAGCAGTTCCTCCTACAGGATCAATCAGCTACATTAATAACAGCACTAGCTCTATTCATCCTATTGCATCTCAGATTGAGATTCGTAAAGAAGGAAAGCTAGGTCGTGTTTACTATCCAGCACCATACCTAACTAATGACAACCGCAAATACTTTGAGGATGCATACGAGATTGGTCCAGAAAAGGTTATTGATGTTTATGCTGCTGCTACACAGCACATTGACCAGGGACTATCTTTGACATTGTTCTTTAAGGATACTGCTACCACTCGTGACGTAAACAAGGCACAGATTTACGCATGGAAAAAGGGAATCAAAACAATTTACTACATTCGCATTAGACAGAATGCACTAGAAGGAACAGAGATGGAAGGATGCGTATCATGTCAGCTATAACAAGACCAGTTAACTGGAACAAGATTGAAGATTCAATTGATCTTGAGGTTTGGAATAGGCTAACCGCTAACTTCTGGCTACCAGAAAAAGTCCCACTATCTAATGACATTCAGTCCTGGTCTACACTAAGGGATAACGAGAAGCTATTAACTATGCGTGTTTTCACTGGCCTTACTATGCTTGATACTATCCAGGGTACTGTAGGATCTATGTCCATCCTTCCTGATGCACGTACCCAACATGAAGAGGCTGTTATTACTAATATTGCCTTCATGGAATCAGTACACGCTAAGTCATATTCAAGTGTATTCTCTACGCTAACATCTACACAAGAGATTGAGGATGCTTTCCGCTGGTCAGAAGATAACCCTTACCTTCAGAAGAAGGCAGAGATTGTTCTTGGCTACTACAGAGGAGATGACCCGCTAAAGCGTAAGATTGCTTCTACTTTACTAGAATCCTTCTTGTTTTATAGTGGCTTCTACTGGCCAATGTACCTGTCTTCCAGGGCAAAGCTAACCAATACTGCTGACCTTATTAGACTTATTATTAGAGATGAAGCTGTTCATGGCTACTACATTGGCTACAAATTTCAGTTGGCATTTAATGAAGAGTCTGCAGAACGCCAGGCAGATCTAAAAGACTACGCATACTCAATGCTTATGGAACTATACGAAAATGAGATTAAGTACACTGCAGAGCTATATGACGAAGTAGGACTAACTCATGATGTCAAAAAGTTTTTGCACTACAATGCAAACAAGGCACTGATGAATCTAGGATTTGACTCACTGTTCCCTAAGGATGTTTGTGATGTAAACCCTGCAATACTTTCGGCGTTGTCACCAAATTCAGATGAAAACCACGATTTCTTTAGCGGTAGTGGATCAAGTTATGTGATTGCAAAGCATGAAGCAACAACAGATGATGATTGGGAATTCTAGTATATCTAAATAAAATGGTATACTTATCTTGTTAGTCTTACCCCACTAACAAGGAGAAACAAATAAAAACCCCACTTAAAATCTTTATAGCATTGTCTTTAGCTTTTTTCCCATCCTTTATGGGCTCTAGCTTTGCACACGCTAACTGTGTCAACCCTGGACAAGAGGCTGCCGTTGCTGCTGCTCAGCAGGGTGCTTCAACAGAACCAGTAGTTGTAGAGATCGCAACTTGCGGTGGAGACGACACTTCATATCAAGTCCCCCTATCCGTTGACGTAACTTTTGACGGAAGAACCTTTAACAGCGTCTACGCTACAACCAACTCAGTAATTACTTTTGGTGCTCCAGACGGAACCTACTGGGATTACCCACAGACTCCTTCTATCTCCCTCTACTCTTTCGACTGGGTTGTCTACCCACAGTGGAGATCTGACGAACATTTAGTCATTCGTTCATCCGATGGTGGATTCCAAGTAGATATCTCAGCTAGACCAATTTGGTTGCAGAACGCAACAGAGCCTACAAACATTGTCATCACTGCTGCCATTCTTTCAGATGGAACAGTTGCCATGGCTTACACCTTAACTGGACCAGAGTATCCACAGAACAACCCAAGAACTGGAGTTCGTCTAAACGATGGAACAGTTGTTGACTTCGAGACTTACGGAATCCAAGAAACTGAAGAGACTCCAGAGCTAGCTCCAGAGCCAACAGAAGAGGCACCGTTCACTCCTCCCACCCCAGAACCAACACCAGAACCTACCCCAACCCCAGAACCTCTAGTTCTTAATGCACCAACAAACGTTACAGCTACTCAGCTTTCAGATGGCTCAGTTCAACTTACCTGGGATGCTCCAGCACAGAGCAACACTTCCGTGGAACGTTACGCAATTAGTTGGTCTACAAACAACTTTGATACAGGATGGGGAATTGCTTCAACCACAAACAGCATCACCATACCTAGAGATTCATTTGCAACTACAGGTGGATTAGATCAGACATACCAATTCAGAATTCGTTCTGACAACGACACAGCTGCCGTCTACTCTTCATTCTCGGAAACTGCTTCGACAGTAGTGGCGTCTCCTCCACCTCCTGCACCTACAGTTCCAGAAGGTGCAACAGTTACAAACGAAGGATCATTCGTAGAGATAGTTGCCCCTGAGGGTAAAAGAATTGCAAGCGCAGTTGGTTATTACGGAGACCCTAATAACTCCACTCGTGGACAGGATGTATCTTCTATCCTCTTCGAACTACTGGCTGGAGAAACCTCAGCAACAGTAGAAGTATCAAACGACACTTTTCAGAATGATCCAGCAGGGGGGACTGTAAAGGTATTGATTCTTCTTATTACTTATGAAGATATTCCAATTGAGACTCTTCCCGAGCCATCCCCAGTCTTGCCCGTTGTACCAGAGCCACAGCCCTCCATACCAGTAATCCCAGAACCAGAACCGTCACTGGAGCCAGAGCCAGAAGTACTGCCCACACCAGAGCCAGAGGAATTAGAGCAACCAGAAGAGCCAACCACAGAACCTGTAGAACCCTCTCCAATTGAACCTGAACCAATTGAACCTCCTATTATAGAACCAGAAGAAGAGTCTATCACATCTGCGGAAGAATTACCAGAGGAGCTTTCTGCTGAAGAATTGATGCAGGTAGACCTAGCTCAAATAGACCCTACAGAGCTTTCAGAGGCTCAGGCAGAGGCTTTAGTGGTCGCAGCCATGGAAACCTTTGAGACCGCTGAAGTAGGCTCAGAGGAGTACCAGCAGGCCCTAGAGGCCTTGTTTGTAGCAGCTCAGCAGGACGACATAGTCCTAGATGAGTCGCTAGCAGCTATCCCGCTCCTTGGAGACGTTCTTGGGGGAGCTACAGAACTTGTTAACTTTTTGGGAAATGCTGGGGCAGATATGAGTCCCCAGATTAGAGAGCAATCAGAAAAGGTAGTGGTTGCAGCAATCGTTGGAGTGCAAGCAGCCCTATCCGCAGTTTCAATAAGTGGTATTGCAACAACAGTAAACATAAGGAGTGGATCTTAAGATGAAATTCTTAACAGCATTAGCTAAAGATATCCTAGAGCAGGCATGGACATTGCTTGGAATGGTTATCGCTTGGCTTGTTCTTGAGGGTTCCGCCAAGGAACTTACAGGAAATCTAATACTAATAACATTATTAGTATGGGTAGTAACATTTCCGATTTTTCGTTATGAAAAAGAAGATAAATAAAATAGGAGGATAACATGGAAGAACAAGGAGTAACAGGAGGATGGGCAACCATCAAGA